TCGGCATCCGGTGCCGCCTGTATTGTTGTTGGCGGTGAGGTTATCTTTGAAGAAACGGCAGGACTAATGGACAGTATCGAGTTCGGCTTTGATACATTGGCTGCACTAACAGGCGGCGCTATAATTCACCGTGGTATTTATGAAGATGATAAGCGTGATAAACTTGTGACATATACCTTGGTCAGTGGTCTTAAGCGTCCTGCCAAGCGTATTGATGGTCTTAAGAAATTTTTGAAGTAGTATGAAGAAAGTAGTTGCATTTGCGGTGCTCTTGTCACTCAACGCCGCTGCGGCAGAGGTCACGAAGTTCGAACCTCGCCCAGCGGTTGTTGAGCAAGAGGGCAGCACCTATGTCGGAATTCTGTTGAGCGAAGAAGACTTTCGCAAAATGCTGCAAAAGAAAATCGACACCAACGCTAAACTATCAGAGTGTTCTGTAGATAAGCAGGTTTGTGATAAGGCAGAAAAGATATACCAATCTTCCATCACAAAACTAGAAGACCAACTCAAGAGAAATAATTCGTGGTTTGACAGAAATCGTGGAACAATCGGTATTGTCACGGGTTTACTACTGGGGACAGGACTCTCTGTTGGGATTGTCCATGCTGTGTATCAAAAGTGAGTAAAAAAGATACAAATTATATAGCAGCGGTCGAAAAGTCGATTGCAGAAAAATATGGCAAAGAAACTGTACAAGATTTTCGGGCAGAGTGGACCCCTCGGAAAGAAAAAGAATATATGGAAGAATTGAAAAAGACATCACCTGATCAATTCCCAAGTTACAGTCATCAAAGAGACAGGGTTCGAGACAATCGATCTTGCCCAGTGTGTAAAACATATTCATTTTCACCACAGGACGACCTATATATGAATAGGTTTAAGTGCTGTCATCTTTGTTATATCGATTTTGTCGAAAGAAACGAGCAAGAATGGCAAGAAGGCACTCGACCAGAAAAAGAATATATTATGGGAATTTTAAGGGGAAGAAAAAATGGCAACAGTACTAGAAATAGTTAGAGGTCTTAGTCAAGCAGCAGCAAATGCTTATGATGGCGCTTTGGATGAGAATGGCGAACCGCTGAGTATCGGCTTAAACCGTGAAGACGGGCATCCAATAATTGATAGCCGTGTCATGGATGGGTTTAAGGTCCGTTTCGCTGCCGATCAACTAGTTGTTACTTATCAGGGAGAGTCTATGATCAAAGAAATGCACCCTAGAAACAAATTTGAGAACGAAATTGAGGCAAAATTTTCTGATATAGCGAAATTTCTTAAGAAGGAGTACAAAAAGATTACTAAAAATTCTGTATCTCTAACTGAGGTTGCGGACGCAGATATTTTAGTACAATCGACTTCTAGAAAACATTCTTGGGTTCAGGCGACCAAACAATACAAAATTGGCGGTTTAGAGGAAGTAGCCTCAGTTCGCCAATCTTCTGATCGTAGCGAATTGAAATCGTTTGAAAAGCAATTTAAGGATTTTTTGGAACTATCTTCGGATAAGAGACCATCAAACGACAAAGCCCCAAAGAACCCTGATACGCCGGAGGCTTAATGCCGTCGAGTAAACAGGAGATTATGGCGGAAATAGTCCGCTGCGGGAAAGACCCGGCTTTCTTCTGCAAGAAATACGCAAAGATTTCTCACCCGATGAGAGGGTCTATTCCTTTTGATCTTTACGACTTCCAGGAGAAAGCCCTCCAGGATTTCAAGGAAAACAGGTTTAGTGTGATACTCAAGGCTCGCCAGTTGGGGATATCAACCACTGTTGCTGCCTATGTTTGTTGGCTTATGCTTTTTGCAAAAGATAAGAATGTATTGGTTGTGGCTACCAAACTTGGCACTGCTGCCAATTTAGTTAAAAAAATAAAAGCAATACATAAAAACCTCCCACCATGGCTAAAGATATCTGATATTGCAGTTGATAATAGAAATTCGTTTGAATTGACAAACGGATCCCAAGTGAAGGCTTCTTCTACTTCGGGCGACGCTGGTCGTTCAGAGGCACTGTCTTTACTTGTCATAGATGAGGCAGCGTTTGTTGATGGTATAGATGAGTTGTGGGCAGGTTTATATCCAACTCTCTCAACCGGTGGACGCTGCATTGCTCTTTCTACTCCAAACGGTGTTGGCAATTGGTTTCATAAAACTTATACGGAAGCACAGGAAAATAAGAACGACTTCCACACAATAAGGTTGCCCTGGAACGTTCATCCGGAAAGAAACCAGACATGGTTTGAAAAAGAAACTCGTAATATGTCTCGTCGTGAAATTGCTCAAGAACTTGAGTGTAATTTTAATGCATCAGGCGATACTGTGGTTCATGGAGACGATTTAAAGAAGATCATAGAGGAGACAACTGACCCCAAAAGAAAAACAGGATTTGATAGAAACTATTGGATCTGGCAAGAGCCCGATCCTAGTAGGCAATATTTAATGGTGTCAGATATTGCCAGAGGTGACGGATCAGATTATAGTGTCGCTCATATTTTTGATATTGCTAGTATGACACAGGTGGCGGAGTACCAGGGTAAGATAACCCCCGATATGTTTGCCCCAGTGTTGTATTCTATGGGCATGGAATACAATAATGCGCTGCTGGTTATTGAAAATAACTCATTTGGTATCGGAGTTTTAAGTCGTCTTCAAGAATTAGCTTATAAAAATTTATATTATAGTGTAAAATCAACCCACGAGTATGTGGATGAGTTGACCGCAGAAGCCATTGGCGGAGTGGCAGGTTTTACAATGTCTATGAAAACTAGACCATTAGTTATTGCTAAGTTTGAGGAATTCGTGAGAAATAAACTAATTACTATTAATTCGATGAGGTTGGCGAACGAAGTTAAGACCTTTGTTTGGCACAATGGTCGTCCTCAGGCGATGAGAAGTTATAATGATGACCTTGTTATAGCGGCTTCTATTGCTTGTTGGGTTAGGGACACTGCTTTGACTGTTAATAAAAGGGAACTAGAATACAAAAAAGCACTAATCAGCGGTATTTCTGTTTCGACAAATACTTTCAACACTAAGATAGAAGGTCAACATGGTTACAAGCCTCAGAAAAAAACTTTTAAGGGCACAGACGGCCGCACTCACGACCTAACATGGATAATTAAGGGATAAAAATGGCAGATAATTCTAATAACCCAAGAAATAATACATCGAATTTATTTCGCCGCCTAACTCGTTTGTTTAGCGGACCAATTGTGAACTACGATAGACCTTCGGTTGTAAGAGGTACATCAAGAGATGTAAAGAAATACACTTTTACAAGCAGTACAGGTAAAGAGTTTAAAAAGAAAGAGTATTACAATCCTTTTGGGGATTTAAGTAACAAGGTACTCTACCAGAGAAACAAACAAGTCAGGTATACAGACTTTGAACAAATGGAATATATGCCTGAAATAGCCTCGGCATTGGATATTTACGCTGATGAGATAACTACATCTACTGTTTTTAATCCTCTTGTTGGTATTGACTGCCATAACAGGGAAATAAAGGATATCCTAGAGACTCTTCTTTATAATGTCTTGAACATAAACTCAAACCTGTTTGGTTGGGCAAGGAGTATGTGCAAATATGGAGATTACTTCTTATACCTTGATGTGGATGACGACACAGGTATAACAAACGTCATTCCACTTCCAGTCCGTGAAGTTGAGAGAGTAGAGGGAACTGACCCAACTAATCCAAATTACATCCAATATTTTTGGCAAAACGCTGAAGGACAAAAAGGCGTGACCTTCGAAAATTGGCAAGTTTGTCACTTCCGAGTGTTAGGGAACGACAAATATGTTCCCTATGGCACATCAGCACTTGAGCCAGCCAGAAGAATTTGGCGACAGTTGACCCTCCTGGAAGACGCCATGATGGCTTATCGAATTGTTAGGTCTCCAGAGCGCAGGGTCTTCTATATTGATGTTGGGAATATCGCTGCTGAAGATGTTGAGCAGTATATTGAACAAATCAAGACACAGATGAAGAGAAATCTTATAGTTGATGAAGATTCCGGTAAAGTAGATCTCAGGTATAATGCTATGAGTATTGACGAAGATTATTATATCCCCGTGCGGGGCTCTGCCAACAACACAAGAATCGAAAGTCTTGCCGGCGGTCAATTCACTGGCGATATAGATGATGTTAATTACCTAAGGGACAAGCTCTTTTCTGCCCTTAAGGTGCCGAAGGCATATTTGGCACAATCGGATGCCCAAGAAGACAAGACAACTTTGGCCCAAAAGGACATTAGATTTGCCAGAACAATCCAGAGGTTGCAAAGGGTTGTGATTGCAGAACTAGAGAAGATGTGTATCATACATCTTTATACTTTAGGATATCGCAATAACGACCTACTTTCTTTCCAATTATCTCTGAACAACCCGTCCAAAATAGCAGAATTGCAGGAATTAGAGCACCTAAGGACCAAGTTTGACATTGCTGGTGCTGCAACTGATGGGTATTTTTCGAAAAGATGGGTTTATAAGAACATTTTTAAACTTACTGATGAAGACATACAGAGAATACAGATTGAACAATTTGGTGATGCCAAAACAAGCTCTACTATTGAAGGCGTCGGCGAGGCCATTAGTTCTGAAATGAGTGGCGATGATGAATCATTCGAAGATGAAGGCGGTGATGATCTTTTAGGTGGTGACGAAACCGACGAAGAAGCCGAGGAAGGTCCACTACTTTCACAACCAGAGCCTGGGCAAAGAGATGATGGATACGTTCCGGTCAAACACCCAAAGTGGAAACAGGGCGCAAGAAAAAGAAGTTATCTATCTTCCGCAGGAAACAATTTGGCTTCATCCTCCCAGAGAAACCTATTTAAAGGGTGGAGTGGTGAAATGTCTCCTTTGTCTAGGGGAATTACTGGAGAGTCACTTGACAAGGATGGAGAGGTGATGCTGTTTGAAACAGAGCATGATATAAAAATTCTTCTGGAACAATTGGGACAAAAAGATGAAAGTTAAGCACAACAAAAAAAGAAATACAGCGTTTTTATATGAAACTCTCATCAGAGAATTGACAAAGAGTATTGTCTCAAGCAATTCTAAGAGAACTGCCGAGATTAAGAGAATAATAAAAGAGCACTTTGGAAGTAAAAAGACCCTGAATGTTGTCTTGGAGTGTTATGATGCCCTAGCCAAGGAGTCAGGTCTTGATCGCTACACTGCTGAGAAGATGGTTTTTCATGCTAAGAAAACCTACGATGACTTGGGTTACGAAAAGATATTTCAAGCACAGTCAAGATTGATTAAAGAGATAAACTCGTCATTGGGTTCAGAAACATATAATAATTTTGTTCCAAACTATAAAAGTTTGGCAACTTTAGCACAAATATTTGGTGATAAAGTACCTCTGAAGAATAGGGTGCTGTTAGAAAACAAGATTGTAGCCGGACTAACAGCAACGAAGAAAAAAATAAGAGAGTTAGAAACCCCAAGCAATTTAGTAATTAAAAAATTCATAAGTCGATACAACCAGAAATATGGGAACCTGTTGCCAGAACAACAAGAACTACTGGCAAAATATATTGGCTCCTTAAATGAGGGCGCAGCGGACTTTAGGGTTTACTTATTACAAGAACTAAAGAGAATAAACACACTTATCCAAGAATCCTTAAATTTAGAGGACGTAAAAGAGGATAGTGATATGGTCAAAACGACAAAACTGGTCCTAGAAAAAATAAGCTCTTTTAATGTCTCTAACGTTGGCGACAAAGAGATGTTAAAAATTCTAAAGATGCAAAAATTAGTTAATGAGTATAAAAAAGATGACAATCAAGATTAAAATAAACTCTGACACAGAGGATGCAAAACCCGTCCAGAAATCAATTTCCCTTAAGATAAAGAAATCATTAAATGGAAATCTACTAATAGATGATCACGAATACATGGACATTGTTGTGGTTCCTTCGGAAGGCAAGGTGATGGCGCTTCCGAAACCATACTCAGAGAAAGACCCATACGAATACCAGAGGGATTTGATGTACTCGCTGTTCAAGGGTGGCATCTTAGAAGACCAGGTTCCCGAGGGGTCGGCTCAATTCGGCGCTCTAGAAGCCCTTTACCCCACTGAGGGTGATGTAGATACGCTACAAGCCCTTCTTTTACAGATTAGTGAGTACATAAATCGAACGAAAGATGATGAAATTGTCGCAACAGAATATGATAACAATATTGAGGATAAGTTCACAGATCCCAGCGAGGAAGAGAGTACAGAATACGGCGCAGTACCTCCATACCAAGACACTCCGGGCGGAAGTTTAAACGCTGACCCAACATACACTTTTGCTGGGTACGGTTATCTGTACTAGATTGAATTTTGAATGAGCCTCGTCTATTTTATCCTTTGTTGTTACGGATTAACCCAGATAATCGTATTTTCTAAGATTTTTGAAAAGATCCGTCCACATTACTATTTTTTTCACTGCCCAATGTGTATGGGTTTTTGGGTTGGCGTGCTTCTTATGCTCCTAAACCCATTTACAGAACTATTTACCTTTGATGTTTCGGTGGTGAATGGCCTCTTGTTAGGATGCCTATCCTCCGGAACGTCGTATGCGTTATGTATGCTCATATCGGACGGAGGATTTCAACATGAATACCGAACTAATGGGGGTGTGGACTCAAAAGTGGATGCTAAGGCCCGTAACCAATTGTTGCAGGGGTAGCAGTATCGTGCGGGTAGCGCCCGCTCTATCTATCTATCTAGGAACACAAAATGATGAAAATAAGAAAATCCAAATTAACAAAGATCATTAAAGAAGAAATTCTTAAAGAATACTATCGAGGTTTTGTGCAGGATGTACAGGACCTGGGCTTTGTTAATTTGTATGATGCTGCTTTGAGTATGACAACTGTACCAGAGTATGTCGAGATCTTAGGTACTGATGATGCAAAGAAGATTGCTGGCGCATCTTCTGATTATGGGTTATTGTCTTATGTCTTGGACAAATGGAAAGAAGATAATCCTGGTAAAACTGCTGATGATGCCTTCCCCAAGATGAAGAACGCTCGTCAGAAATATCGAGAGAAACAAGAAAAGAAGGAAGAAAAGCCAGAAGATTCGGCACCAAACACTGACGTGCCAACCCCTGAGGAGGCAACAAGTCAGACCAAACCGGGCGAAGGCTTGAAAGACGTTGTTCCAAAAGATCTTCAATCTGGCTTGACCATTTTGAGAAATACTGGACTCAAAATGAATTCTAAAGATTTTTTGCAAAGAATGCTAGACAGGCTTAATGACCCGACCTTAAAGGTTCCACCAGCAGCACTTCAGGTTGCTAGCAAAGCCGCTGGAGAGATTGCCAAAATTATTAACGGAGATCTATCCAACCTTAAAGAAACCAAAGGAGATAAAAGATGAATAAGAAATATGTCTTACAAGAGTTTATGAACTTAGATTATAGTGATGATCTTCTCACCGAGGAAGAGCGTGAAGGCAACCGTGCCGGCACTCACCTCATTGTTGCAGGTAAAATCCAGTGTGCCGAAGCCAAGAATGGCAACGGTCGCATTTACCCTAAGCCAATTCTTGAGCGTGAGGTAAAAAACTATGAAAAACTTGTTAAAGAGGGCCGAGCAATCGGGGAACTAGATCATCCAGATAGTTCGGTAGTAGAACTTAAAAATGCTAGTCACCTTATCACGGAAGTGTGGTGGAACGGAAATGATGTGATGGGTAAGATGAAGATACTTAATACTCCTGCTGGGGCGATTGCCAAACAACTAGTCGAAGGCGGTGTCCAGTTGGGTATTTCTAGCCGTGGTTTAGGCTCGACCCGTCAAGAAGGCGGAACCACAATGGTGGAAGACGACTTTCAATTGCTCTGTTTTGATCTGGTCTCTGAACCAAGCACGACAGGTGCATTTCTAGTTGCCGAAGGGCAACAGGTCAAAACAAACCTGACTAAGGCTGACCGTATTAATCGTGCCCTTAATGATATCTTGGGAGATGACTGATGGCTGGAGCAGGATACGGCATATCGGATGGCGCTGGTGGGTTTGTCACTAAACTTGAAGGCGACGGCGACGCCAAAATTGGCGATTCGTCTGGCGACCTAATTCAAATAACAGGAAGCCTATCCATTTCTGGGAGCGTATCCGTTCAGGAATTTATCTACCACAAGGGAGATGACAATACGTTCGTTAAATTTGACGACGATATAGTAATCCTCAAGGCAGGTGGTAGGTCAATGTTCAGGGGAGACCCGGCGGTCGGCAAGATTTATGTAAACAATGGCGGACATGATCTTGATTTGGTCGTGAAGAATGCGGTTAGCGGCACACTATTATATACTGATGCTGGAAACGCTAGGGTTGGCATCGGAACTGACTCCCCGGACTACGAACTAGACGTTGCCGGAAACATTGGAGTAGATCAATACATCTATCACAATGGAGATGGCGACACATTTATTCAATTTACTGATGACGACATAAACCTCCAAGCCGGTGGCGTTAATTTTATAGACATCACCGAGGGTGCTAATAGCGAAATAACTTTTAATGAGGCTGGGGCTGATATAGACTTTAGGGTAGAGGGTGATAGTGAAACACATTTGCTCTTTGTTGATGGAGGAAATGATAAAATTGGCATCGGCACAGATTCTCCCGACTACGAGCTAGACGTAGCTGGAGACATTGGAATCAATGAAAAATTGATACACAACGGCGATGCCAATACCTACCTTGCATTTCCGAGTGCGAACCAAATTAATCTAGTTGCTAACGGGTATTCCTTCCTCAAATATGACGGGAATATTAAAATAAATAACGCTAACCGAGACCGTGATACACAGGTTATGGCTGATAACGGAAATGTGGTGTTACATGTTGATGCCGGAGACAATAGGGTGGGGATTGGCACAAACACCCCCAGCGTGGAGTTAGATGTCAGTGGCGATGTTAACTTTGATGGTGCTGCCGTGTTCAACGAATCAAGCGCAGACAAAGACTTCCGAGTAGAGAGCAATCACCAAACTCATATGTTTTATATTGATGGTGGCAATAACCGCATTGGTATCGGTACTAGCGGTCCCCAATTCACCATTGATCTTCAAG